ACGGCAATCACCAATACATTGTCGGTGAGAATATCGGCCGCAAGACCTGGGTCGAGTGGCTGGATTTCGTGGAAGGCGCTTCTGATGAACTTCCCGGTCTTGTATCTCTTGATGAGTATAAGGACAATCCGCCGAAGCTTCCTGATGAGCTAATTAAAGGTGTGCTTCGCTGCGGACATAAGATGCTGATTTCTGGTAGCAGTAAGGCTGGTAAGTCTTTCCTCCTGATGGAGTTGTGCATAGCGTTGGCTGAGGGTAAACCTTGGCTCGGCTTCCCGTGCAAACAGGGACGTGTTCTTTACGTTAACCTTGAAATCGATCCCGCTTCATGTATCAATCGTTTTATGAAGATATATGAGGCATTGCACCTGCCAATGAAGCATATGGACAACATCGTGATTTGGAATCTGCGAGGTTTTGCGGTCCCACTCGACAGATTGGTACCGAAACTCATCCGCCGTGTAAAGGACAGCGGATACAGCGCGGTTATCATTGACCCCATTTATAAGGTTATCACGGGAGATGAGAACAATGCCTCGGACATGGCTGCGTTCTGTAATCAGTTCGATAAGATTTGCGCCGAAACAGGCTGCGCTACGATTTACTGCCATCATCACAGTAAGGGTGCGCAGGGAGGCAAGAGAGCAATTGACCGTGCCTCCGGTAGTGGTGTGTTTGCACGTGACCCGGATGCACAGCTTGACATGATTCAGCTTGAGCTTGACGATGATTTGTCGAATAATGTCAGAGATGGAAACGCAACTGCCTGGAGAATGGAATCTAGCCTTCGTGAGTTCGAGAACTTCAAGCCTATTAACTTCTGGTTTGAGTACCCAATTCACCGCCTGGACAACTCCAATTTGGAAAAGGCAAATGCGGAAGGCTCGCCTCTTGCAAATCTCTCGAAGAGCAGTAAACGTACTACAAAGGAAGAACGCAGGAACTCGATAGATACTGCATTCGAGATTTGCGCCGAAAACGGCTTCACCCGTGTGTCGGATATCGCTGAGTACACGGGTCTTGATGAGAAGACAATTCGACGCTATTTAGGAGAATTTGATGATGCTTATGACAATGATCGGGGCATCGTAACACGCAAAAAGACGTCTTAAGAAACGGACAGACATAGGGAAAATCCCCTTTAACCGACATAAAGACAGACAAAGGCGGATTTCTCCTATGCCTATATGGTGAGCAAAGGCTTTATATAAGGATGTGTCCATCCCGCGTTGTCACGTGTGAGGAACAAAGGCTGCAAGCCTAGCCTTTGTACCCTCATCACTGACGATGACCCCAGCCGTTGTCCTCAAGTCAGAAAGGAACTAAAAAATGAATTTCTTTTTAGCAATGAACCCGCCCACTGTTACCGCACAGGAACGAAGGGTTAGGGTGGTAAACAATAAACCGATATTTTATGACCCGCCGCAAATCAAAGATGCGAAGGACCTGCTTTGCGGTCACTTAACGTCACAAAAACCTAAGGTACCCTATGACGGACCTCTTTCACTCCGTGTTATTTGGCTTTTCCCAAGAGGCAAGTCGCACAAGCATGGTGAGTGGCGCTCAACAAAGCCGGATACGGATAACTTGCAAAAGCTCCTCAAGGACTGTATGACACTTTGTGGCTTTTGGAAGGATGACGCCCAGGTCGCAAGAGAGATTATTGAAAAAAGGTGGTCGGACGAGCCTTGCGGGTTATATATCGAAATCGAAAAACTGTGAGGAGAGAAAATGACAGAAATACAAGCATATGAAAATCTCGCAAACGCAATTATTATTCAAGCCGCCAGAGATTATAAAAAGGCATATAAGAAGAGCCTCAAAAGGAGCGAATGCGAGGCTACAAAACAAGAGCTTGCTGAGCTTGAGAGCTTCTTTCGCTCCGAATGGTATCGTACTCTCACGAGTGTCGACGGTGAGCTTGTTATGGAAAAGCTTAGAAAGGTGTGTAGCAGATGAGAGCAAGAGAATATTTGAGTCAGGCTTACCGCCTTGAGCAACGGATCAACTCCGACATTGAAGAGGCGGCTAGCCTTCGCAGAATGGCAGCCAGTATTTCTTCTCCTTCCTGGGGAGAGAAATACGGAGGAACAAGACCGACAGACCCGCCTTTTGTAAGGAGCCTTATTAAGGTGATGGATCTTGAGGATAAAATCAACGATGAAATCGAGCTTCTTGTAAAGCTTAAGGCGGAATTAAGGGTGGTTATTGACGGGGTCAAAAACATGGATGAGCAGATAGTCCTACGTTATCGGTACCTACACAATTACACCTGGGAGCAAATCGCAAGAAAGCTCAGTGCGGGAGAACGCACGGTTCGAAGATGGCACAATAGTGCTTTGGAGCATGTGGTTGTTCCCGAGAATCCCACGATTATTTGAGGTGCGCCATGATAATCAAAAAGGGAGATGTATTCATGGCGGACTTAGGTTGGGGTGAAGGTTCCGAGCAGGGTGGCATTCGACCGGTTGTGGTTCTGCAGAATGACGTAGGTAACCGCTACAGCAACACCATCATCGTTGCACCGACCAGCAGCCAACATAAGCCACCGATTCCTACGCACATAACGGTCTACAATAACGAAGGTGGTCTTTGGTCTTCCTCCACCATTCTTCTGGAGCAGATAAGAACCATAGATAAACAGAGGCTTACAAAGTTCATAGGACATCTGAGTGATACAACAATGGCTAAGGTTGACGAGGGAATTCTTAGAAGCTTTGGAATAACACAGTAAAAAATTTTTGAAAAATCTTAAAGTTGACCAGGTTTGACCGCTTTTGTCACAACATGACCGCCTTGTAAGTGTGCTATAATATAATTGCGAAAGTATAAAACGAAAGCCTGTGTAGAGCAATCTGCGCGGGCTTTTCTTATACCTAAGAGGAGGTAACCAATGCCAACAAAGCCAAAGAAACCGTGTGGCTATCCTGGTTGCCCCAAGCTCACCCACGCTCGTTACTGCGAGGAGCACACCAGGGTGATGAACACTCGATACAACAAATACGAACGTCCTTATGACAGTGGCGAGCGTTATGGGTCAGCTTGGCGGCGTGTACGAAACAAATACATCAAGGCACATCCGCTGTGCGAGGCGTGTGAAAAACACGGAAGGCTTACCCCATCCAAGGAAGTGCATCACATCCTGCCTCTGGAAAAAGGTGGGACACACGATGAATCGAATTTGATGGCACTTTGTAAGTCTTGCCACTCTCGGATAACAGCAGAGATGGGAGACCGCTGGCACAACAAGTGAGAAAGATCCCAGGGGCGGTCAAAATCTCCGGGACCTAAATTGTTGACAGCGGGCTGGGGCTCCCGTGTGCAAAAATTCGTATTCAAACAGGGTATTAACCCCTCACCCCAAAAATCAATCGAAAGGAGAGCAAAACGATGGCCAAAGATGGCACAAACCGTGGCGGTCCCAGACCTGGAACCGGACCAAAAAAGAAAGCTTTGATAGACAAAATCAATGACGGCACTGCTGATGGTGAAAAGATTCTGCCACAGCCTGCGGATATAGAAGGCTATGACATTCCGCCAGTTAAGGATTACCTCAAAGCGAAACAGAAGTCGGGCAAGGATTTGTGCGCCGAGGATGTTTTCATTGCTACATACAAGTGGCTAAAGAACTGTGGCTGCGAGAAACTCGTAACACTTCAGCAGATAGAGCAGTACGCAATGAGTGTGTCCCGTTGGATACAGTGCGAAGAGGCAATTTCCGAATTCGGTTTTCTTGCTAAGCATCCGACCACAGGAAATGCAATTGCCAGTCCTTTCGTTGCGATGAGCCGAGACTATATGAAGCAGGTTAATGCGACGTGGTTTGCAATACACCAAATCGTAAAAGAGAACTGCTCGGTTGATTATGGTGGAGCCACACCACACGATGACCTTATGGAAAGACTTCTGACCGCGCGACGCGGAAATAACTAACGAAAGGAAATTGCTATGAGACTTTTTTCTACAGAACAAATCAGTAAATATCACCCTGACAAATTTGCCGACCAGATTTCGGATGCCATTCTTACCGAGTGCCTCTCCCAGGATAGAGACAGCCATTGCGGCATTGAAACAATGGTAAAGGACAACACGGTCGTCCTTGGCGGTGAGATTACCACCAACGCCAAGGTTGATTACATCGATATTGTCCGCAGGGTCGCAAACAAGCTCGGTTATACCGTTGATGCGGTTATCAACCTTATTGGCAAGCAGTCCCACGAAATCAACGAGGCGGTCACCTCTGAAAAGAAAATCGGTGCAGGCGACCAGGGCATTATGTTTGGTTACGCAACCGCCGAGACTGAGAGCCGTTTGCCCTTCGGTTTTGACCTTGCAAACAAAATCATTGCTGCTATCGAAAATGATATTGAAACCAATCCCAACTGTCCCTTCAAGGGAGATGCCAAGACCCAGGTGACCGTTGACCTCGATGCAGACCCTACGCTCGATTCGGTTAAGACCATTCTCGTTTCTGTTTGCCACAAACAGATGGTAACTTTTGATGATGTCAAAGCGGAAGTCATCAAGCTTATTCAAAACATCTTTGGAGAGAACACTCTCCCTGAGCTTATCATCAATCCCTCCGGAACGTGGACACTTGGTGGTCCCACTGCAGATTGTGGTTTAACCGGACGTAAAATTGTGTGCGACCAGTACGGTGGCTATTGTGCTGTCGGCGGCGGTGCTTTTTCGGGTAAAGACCCCACAAAGGTTGACCGCTCCGCAACCTATATGGCTAGACACCTGGCTTGCAAGCTGCTTGATATCTATAAGCTCAAGTGGTGCGAGGTACAGCTTGGATACGCCATTGGTATTGCAGAGCCTGTATCCGTGGTGGTGAAGAACGATAAGAATTTCCCTCTGGAAGATTACGTTCGTGAGAACTACGACCTTACTCCTCTGGGCATCATCGAGAAGCTCAATCTACTCGACAGGGATTATGAGCACCTTGCGGAAGGATGTCATTTTAGGGAGGCGCTGATATGAGCAAGAAGACGACAACCGATATGCAGCTTGTCCCCCTGGATAAGCTAGTACCTTATGTAAATAACGCGCGAACACATTCACCCGAACAGATCGGCAAACTCCGTTCCAGCCTGCGTGAGTTCGGCTTCATCAATCCTGTTATCATCGACCGTGACTTTGGCATTATTGCCGGTCACGGTCGTGTTCTTGCCGCCCGAGAGGAGGGTATCAAAGAAGTACCTTGTGTATTTGTTGACCATCTGACCGATGCGCAAAAGAAGGCTTACATCATTGCCGACAACAGAATGGCACTCGATGCAGGCTGGGATGAGGAACTACTTCGTGTAGAGATAGAGTCCTTGCAGGCTGAAGCATTCGATCTGGCGCTTACAGGTTTTGGTGCTGATGAGCTTGCCGACTTGCTTGGCTCCGAGGAAGAGGAGACCAAGGATGATGACTACGATCTTTCCGAGGCACTTGAAAAAGCCGCCTTCGTAGAGAAGGGAGATGTCTGGGTGGTCGGCAAGCACCGTCTTTATTGCGGTGATGCCACCAATGCTGATGACGTATCAAAATTGATGGACGGTCATCGCGCCAACCTCATCGTTACCGATCCGCCCTACGGAGTATCCTTCAAGAGCAAAAGCGGACTTACCATTCAGAATGACAGTATGAAGGACGAAGAGTTTTATAACTTCCTTCGTAAGGCGTTTGACAATATGGTGGCGCATATGGAAAGCGGCGGTGCTGCA